GAAATGCGCTTACAGCAGTTGTAACATTTGTTAAGAAAACAGGCCAGACACTTGCTGGTTTGATAGGCACAGCCACATCAGCGACTGTTTCATTCGTGAAGAAGGCGAGACAAAGCCTTGCCGGTTTAATCGGAACTGGTCTCACAGCAACTGTTTCGTTTGTCAAGAAAGCAGGCCAGACGCTTGCTGGTTTGATAGGTTCGCATTTAGCAGTGAAAATTTCATTGATCAAGACTTGGTCAGGTACGATTAAGAATTGGCTTGGTATAGCAAGTGCTTTATGGGTACGGCTCGGTTTGCCGAGGATTGGCATCAACTGGGGCTCAAAAACAGTTGCTGGCTTTACGATTAAGTATCCGAAAGGGTTCTATACTTATGCTAAAGGCGGTTTCCCTCAGAACGGGGAGATGTTCATTGCAAATGAGGCCGGCCCTGAGATGATTGGTAAAATTGGTAGAAAGTCGACTGTTGCGAATAGTCAGCAGATCACAACGGCCATTGCTGCAGCAGTTGGCCCCGCTGTATACAGCGCTATGGTGTCTGCTATGCAGTTTAATGGTAGCAATGGCGGCTCAAAGGTTGAGGTTATCCTTCAGGGTGATGCTAAGAAGTTCTTTAAAGCAATGCAGCAGGAAGCCGTCAACTATACCAATTCGCATCATACGGCACCATTTCCGGTGTAGGGAGGCAAAATGGCAAACACAGTATTATGGCTCGACGGTGTGGCAATGCCCACACCGTCTAAGCTGACAATCACAAAAAATAAAGTATGGTCAAAAAACACCGGTCGAAGTAGCACAGGTACATTCATCGGTGATATTGTGGCCATTAAAGATAAACTGCAGATTGAATGGAAAACAATGAGCCAGGAGAATAGCGCACTTTTGGATTCTATTGTGGAAAATACTTCAATCAGAGTTAAGTATGTGGATCCGTCCGATTCAAAAGGGCGGACGGTTGAAAAGGTAATGTATGCTAATGATCCGTCTTATCCTGTGTATTCATATGTAGATGGTTTTTCAAGGTATACCGGCGTCGGCGTCAATCTGATAGAGTTGTAAGAGGTGAGTTATGTATCAGACATCAGAAGTATTTAACGGCGAAATATTAAAAACAAGCCGGAGATTTAAAGCGCGAATTACGACGGGTGAAAAAATATTTCAAGATGAGATTCTGACAATGACTATAAATCTGGGAAGCTGTGGAGACACAGCTTTTTCTTTTGGAACAGTTTTTTCGTCTTATGCAGAAATAGTGCTTGCCGATACAGGACAGTTTCTGGCTGATCAGGAATTATTCATTGAGATTGGCCTTTATCTACAGGACAATACAATTGAATACGTACCACTTGGCTATTTTACAGCTTCTTCGGAAAATATAAGTAAGACACAGGGGAAAATTTCTTTAAAGGCAGCAGATAGATTTTCTGCTTGCCAGTCACCTTATAAAGCACGGATAAGTTATCCGGCAAAGATTGGCGATGTCCTGAATGATATTTCGGCACAGACAGGTATCGTGATCGCGACATCGCTTAACGTTTCCGGGACAATCAATAAAATGCCATCAAATACGACTTGTCTTGATTTACTTGGTGACATAGCCGGCCTCTTAGGAGGCTTTTGTTGTGTTGACCGTGCAGGCATCGTTAGAATAAATTCTTTCCCTTCAACAGTTACGCGCGAAGTGCTGGAACAGATCACTATGGAACATAGTTTCGAGGAAGGTGTGTATAAAGTCGGAAAAATATCTGTCTCGGTCGGAGACGATGCTGACACAGTATATACCGATAGTGACGGACTCGGAAATGGAATAGCAGTAGAAAATCCATACATAACGCAGCCACTGTTCGATAGTTTGAAAAATAAGCTCATAGGATACATGTATCATCCCGGAACACTGAGTTTTTTAGGTGATCCACGTTTAGATGCAACGGATATGATTTCTATTGCTATCGATGGCGAGACTAAGACAGTTCCCTGCATGAATATCGTGCATGATTTTGATGGTGGTTTAACTACGACGGTGACTGCACCTGGCAGATCGGCATCAGATGAACAGTTGAAGGGACCGTTACAGATACAGGTTGAAAAAGCTCGGAAGGCTGCAGAGCAGGCAAAGATTAAAGCAAATTTAGCCGAAGAAGTTTCTAATCAGGCTAAGCAGCAGGCGGAGAACGCCAAGTCTGCGGCCGATGAGGCTCTTGCATCCGCGAGTGAAGCACAGACGAAAGCTGACAATGCTGTATCCAATGTAGGCGATGTAAAAAAGGATGTCGCTGAGATTACGGAAACAGTTGCGTCCGCAAAGAAAACAGCCGATGATGCCTGGAAAGCAGCGGACATAGCAAAGACTGATGCTGCTACAGCAAGAGCATCTTCTGAAAATGCAGAGGCGGCCGCCGGTGATGCAAAAACAGCCGCCAGTGATGCACAAACAAAGGCGGACAGTGCCATTAAATCAGCTGAAACAGCTAAAGATAATGCATCTGAAGCGAAAAGCGCAGCGACAGAGGCAAGTAAAACGGCTAGTGCAGCGAAAGCGGAAACCGAACAGGCTCGGAAAGATATAGACAATCTCAGTTTGAACCTGACCACCGTGACTGAAACAATGGAGGCGAACTACGCAAAGAAGACCGAACTGACAGAATCTGAAGCAAAATTGCAGTCACAGATTTCGAAGAATGCTGCTGAGATTTCTTCAACGGTCAACAAGGTAAATAAGATTGACGAAACTGCTAACAATGCCGCAGACCTCGCTGCCACAGCTCAGACAAAGGCAGAAGCCGCGCAGACAAAAGCAGATCAAGCAACTTCAGAAGCGGCAGCCGCACAGACAAAAGCCGATGAAGCCTCACAGGCAGCCCAGACAGCACAGAGTAATGCTGACACTGCCAAAGCCGCAGCGGAAAACGCACAGTCTGTAGCGGATAAAGCTAAAACGGACCTGGCAGAAGCACAGAAGAATCTAGCCACTGTAAAGGGACGTGTAGATGCCACAGAAGGGGATATTGCTAAAGCACAGAAAGCAGTGACCACCGCACAGGCCGCTGCCGAGAAGGCTCAGAGTGACGCCAATGCAGCCGCTACAAAAGCCAGTAGTGCACAGGATGTTGCGGATGCTGCAAAAGAAAATGCATCACTTGCCCAGACCGCAGCTAATCAGGCAAGTGCAAAAGCTGAAGCGGCACAGACTATTGCCAATGAAGCAAAAGTGAATGCTTCAGATGCACAGAAGAAAGCCGCAGATGCAGTAAAGACTGCTAGTGATGCCAAGACAGCCGCTAATAATGCTGCCCAGACAGCGAGTGATGCACAGGACATTGCTAATACTGCAAAAGCAAACGCAACCGCTGCTCAGGCAGCTGCTGACGATGCCAAGAAGAAATCTGACCAGGCAGCCGCAGATCTGGTAACTGCCAAGAAGAATCTTGAGGAAGTGTCTGGAAAAGTGGATTCCACTGCTGAAGAAGTTGAAGCAGCAAAAACAGCTGTAGCTAATGCTCAAGCAGCCGCGGACAAAGCTAAAACGGACGCAGCCACTGCACAGTCCACAGCCGATACGGCAAAGACGAACGCATCGAATGCTCAGAAAGCAGCTGATACAGCTAAGACCGCAGCTGACAATGCCAAGAAAGCTGCCGATGATGCCCAGAAAGCTGCTGATAAGGCACAGGACGATGTGAATGCTCTGACTAAGCGGGTAGTGAATGCAGAAACATCTATTAAGCAGAATTCTGAGGCGATTGAACTGAGGGCAACTAAGAAAGAAGTGACTGAAGCGGCAAATGCTACTCTAAAGAGTGCCAAGACCTACGCAGATGCTCAGATCAAAGTTACTGCTGACAGTATTAATCAGAATGTAACAAAAAAGTTTGACAATCTACAAATTGGTGGGAGAAATTATGCAGTCGGAACATCAAATGAATGGTCTGAATATTGGATACCTAGCACTGGAGTCAATATATGTCGTGATGTGACTAAAATTGTAGTACCCGATACTTTTAAAAAAGGAGATGTATTCACTACATCTATTGAAATTGAATGGTCTGGGTTTAAATCGTCTGAAGGTACATTTGGATTATGGTCACGAGGGTCTTCGGATGGTACGTGGGATAAACTTAATCCGTTTGCTTCGCATCTGGCTGAAATAAGAACTGAATCTGGGTCATGGTTATTTAAAGTTACAAATACCTGGGATGGAAAAGCAACAAATTATATAGTTGGTTTTCGATGCGATTATTCATCTGGAACAGGAAAAATAAGATGGCGTCGTTTAAAAGCTGAAGCTGGCAACAAAGCAACCGATTGGACGCCGGCACCAGAAGACCTTGCTACAGCGGACAATGTCAACGATAAACTCACCGAACTTCGCCAGGAAGTCAGCAGTAATATTGAGCAGACTGGAGAAGCCATCAAGTCATCTGTATATGAGAAAGTTTACATGAAAGATGATGTAGACAGCTTGCTTTCTTCTGTTAATACAGAAGTTGAGCAGACGAAAACTTCATGGCAGGTAACATTTAATCAGCTCGTTAAGCAGCTGAACGATTATTCGGACGGCTCGGATGCAGCGTTTGATGAAATTCGAAAATACATTCGTTTCGAGGATGGCAATATTCTTTTGGGTAATTCATCCAGTCCGCTGATTCTTCGTATCAGAAACGATCGTATTCAGTTCCTTCAAAATGGATATGAGGTTGCCTACATTTCTGATCAGCGAATGTACAACACAACCTGTGAAATCATTAATCAGCTGCGTATTGCGGATAGCGCATGGACGGTAGAAACAAATATCAACGGTGATACAATTGTGTCACTAATCGGCTTGTAAGGAGGTGAGATAATATGGCTTCAACAGCAAGTAATCATGTGCCATGCGGCTATAACGGCCACTATCATTTGTACATGACTATAACGCAGAACAAACGTAATGCATCAACAAATCAGTCGAATGTGACAGTTAAGATGTACGCACAATCAGACAGCTCAAGCTATGGAGCTTACAACCTGGATGCATCCGGTAATACAGTTAAAATGACCGTCAACAATAAACAAGTCGTCAACAAAACAATGGCTATGGATTTCCGGAACAAAGCGACTGTACAACTTGCCTCCTGGACGGGGGCTATCAGCCATGGATCGGACGGTTCAAAAAAATTAGACTGCTCCGGTTCATTCTCAATATCTGGCTCATCCTACTTGTCTGGCGGTTCTATCAGTTGTAGTATTCAGCTCGAATCCATTCCAAGAGCAACTAAGCCAACTCTATCGTCGTCTTCTGTGGCTTTAGGAAGTGCAGTCACGATTAATATTTCACCCGCAGTTAGCTCATGGACACATAATATTTATTATCGTATCGGTACTGGAAGTTGGACACGCTTTGCAACAGGCGTAAAGAGCAATTATAGTTGGACACTTCCTCTAGCCATCGCAAGCAGTTATCAGACAGCAACGAAAGGCACGATCACGATTGGTTTGAACACTTATAACGGCAGCACGCAGATTGGTGGCACACAGACGGTCAATCTGAATATCACGATACCGGCTTCAGTAGCGCCATCCGTATCTACCATAACTGTTTCAGAAGCAGCTAGCGGTTTGTCGAACTTCGGCTATGTCCAGACGAAATCAAAACTCAAGATCGTGGCATCAGCATCTGGTTCCTATAGCAGCTCAATCCGGTCGTATGTCTATAATATTGGTTCACAGTCCTACAGTGGGCTTGAGGATACTTATACGATGGGCGAGGTGGTTCGGGATTCCGGCACAGTTGCTGTGACCGTTACGGTTACCGACAGCCGAGGCAGAACGGCCAGCAAAACAGTTAGTATAACAGTTCTAGCCTACAGTCCGCCTCAGATCACGCATTTCGAATGCAGCCGATGCGGAGACGCGAATGGCAGTGCTAATGCGAACGGTCAATATCTGAAAGTCACGTTTGGCTATTCGGTTTCACCACTGAACAACAAGAACCAGGCAAATTGTTTGTTGAAATATTCTGTCTATGATGATGGCAAATGGGGTGGTCTGATTTCTAAAACAGAATACACCTATTCTGGAACATATATATCTGCAACAGCAATATTGAACACCGCCAGCACTTATCAGGTTGGACTAGTCGTTACAGATAGCTTCGGAACGGCTTCGTTCTACAAAGAAATCGGTACAGCCGTCAGATTGCTGTCGTATATCGTTAAGAGATTCGCTATCGCTATCGGAAAAATTCCGGAAATAGACAATATGCTGGATGTGGCTTTGGAAACCATCTTCAGAAAGAAAGTCACTATGAATTCGGATTTACAGGTGAATGGCGATTCTGGATTTTCCGGTGGTGCCTCATTTCATGGAGATGTTGCGTGCAATGGCACATTTCATGCAAATGGCAATATCAATGCAAATAGGGATATTGGTCTTGGTGGTAATATGTGGTGTAGTCAAAATGGAGGCTCAAGTTTTTTTGTTACATGTAAAGACAATGTACAACGAAATATGCTGCAATTGGTTAATGTCAATAACGATACTGTTCTTGGTTGGGGGCAATATGCGGATAAATACGGTAGCACTTTTATATGTGGTCACGACATAACATTTGGCGTATCTAGCGGTGCTTCTGATGCATCGTATCACCCCTATTACCACCGAGGTGACACTATCGACGTATATTTGCATACATCTGGATACGCGACAACAGGCGGAAAAGATATTTTATTCCTAGTTCCACTTTCGAAGCCGATCATCGGCAGCCCAACCGTATCGGTATCGAGCATTAATGGCCTTGTTCTTCGACAGAACAACAGTTACCCGCATAATTCGTCAAATTATTGCAAGCCGGCTTCATATAGAGTAACGGATGTCACGCACGCTTTCGGATTCAATGTTAGAGCGTCTTTCGACAATAATACAGGCGTGACAAATAACAGCCCGATTGGTATTGTAGCGAATATTCGCATCACATTTTCATAAAGGAGAATCAAAGTGGCACTTTATAAAGAAATTGTACAGGATGATGGTGTAATGACTTGCTATCACCGTATCCTGTACCATCAGACAACCCCAAACAGGCAGACATCTATAACTGTACTGTCATATGTCAATGAAAAAGCCAGAGAGGCCGAAAAAGACAATACAATGGCTCAGCCATATACGAAAGCAGTCACGTATGAGACGGATTACGACAGAGCCATGACCGACAGAAAAGCCTATGCTTATCTGAAGACACTGCCTATCTTTGAGGGAGCAAAAGATATTGTAGATGAGGCGGACACAGATATTTCCGGTGACGACTTTCTGGCCATGGTAGAGGAGGTGATGTAATGACACTTGAAGAAGCAAAAGCTATTATTGATGCACTTGTGACACTCAGAAACTCTGCGACAGATGAGCAGGCACAGAAAGCATCAGCATTGTATCCGAAGTGGAAAGTAGGTACAGATTATCAGAAAGGCGAAAGAGTGCTGTATAACGATACCCTGTACAATGTCCTAACAGACCATACGTCTCAGGCCGACTGGGCACCGGATGCAGCGCCGTCTTTATTCGCCAAAGTTTTAATTCCAGATAAAAATGTTATTCCGGAATGGGAGCAGCCGGAGAGCACCAATCCCTACAGCAAAGGAGATAAGGTAACACATAACGGCAAGACGTGGCAGAGTACGATTGATGGCAATGTATGGGAACCTGGCGTCTACGGTTGGGAAGAAATCTAAGAAGGGAGGCTACATATGCAATATATTCCGCTGATAATTTCTACTGCGGCCATTCTGGTCAGTCTATATCTTGCTTTTCACAAGGAACATAGAGACGACCAGTCGAAAGAGTCAAAAGAGAGTAAAGACTTATCGGTTGCCTTTGCAAAGATGGATGTGAAGCAGGACAGCATTTTGTCGGCTGTGAATGAGATGCGTCTTGGCCAGAAAGCACAGAATCAGAGAATTACAGACATCGAGAAACAAGTGGCATTGATTGATGCTTCAACCAAATCTGCACATCACAGGCTTGACGATATCGTGAAACAGTTTGGAATCAACAACGAAAGGAAAAGTGATTAATATGTTTAAGAATCCTGTATGGAATGTAAATGTAAATACAAAGAAATGGTTTAAGGCAGCGGGTATCAGAGCAGTAAAAACAGTTGCGCAGGCGGCTGTTGGCGGCATCGGTGCCGCTGCAGCTATGGGACAGGTTGACTGGAAGTATGTTGCTTCTGCATCCATCCTGGCGGGTGTATTGTCCATCCTGACAAGTATCCAGGGTATTCCGGAAGTAGAAAGTGAAAATAATTAAAGAAACAGTTGAAGAAACTGGAAAACGAGTTGATTAAACTAAATTGAATAAAGTATGGGCACCTTCGGGTGCCTTTTTATGAAAGGAGAATTTCTATGAGTGTAACATTTGATCAGACAAAAGAGGGTTATGTAAACGGCACATCGATGCCTCTGGCGGGTTGTGGTCCGTGTTCCGTTGCGTCTATCGCATGCAACATTTCCTATACCACACCAAAACAGGTGGCAGCATGGTTATCTGGAAGAGGGGCTTTCGGTTCTTCCGGAACAACCCGTGCAGGCATCACAGTTGCTCTGGAACATTATGGCTTCAAGAGCACGTATTACACACCGGAACATACTGGCGGCTCATCCTGGAAAAAAGCAATGGAACAGATGAAAAGCCTTAAGGGCGACTGGTGGGCGATTTTTCTCGTTGTTGGAAAGAGAAACGGTGGAAAGGACAATCTCTGGACATCTGGCGGTCATTATCTTGCTATCACGGACCTGAAGAATGGCAAATTGTATGTCAGAGATTCCGGATCCAAGAAAAGAACTGGGTACTATGATCCGGAGCTTCTCAGGTATGACACAAACGTTATCTGGGTGATTCAGAAAAAGAGCAACGTGGCCACTTATTCAGGCGCATTTCCAACATTGCCAGCGAAGGGATATCTTGGTCTTAAAGATACGGGAACCCAGGTGAAACATTTGCAGATGTTTCTGAAGTGGTACGGCGTATATAAAGACAGCATCGATGGCAGCTTTGGAGCGAATACTGAAAAAGCCGTGGTTGCATTCCAGGCAGAAGAAAAGCTGAAACAGGACGAGAGATTCGGACCGGCATGCCTGACTAGAGCTAAGACGGTGAAGAAATAATTCTTGCGTTTTTTTATCAGCTGTGGGATAATGAAGCGAAAGCTTTGACTGTAAAAAAATACAGTTTTTTCGGCCGTATGACACGAAATATGACACGGTTTTTCTGAAACGGTGATTCTTCCTATTAATATAGGTAGAAAAAACGTTTTCAATTCCCGTCATCAGCTGGAAAGCGGTTTTCTTAGGAAAGCCGCTTTTTTGCTATATGTACAGAAAAAGCAAGCATTTCAGAGTTTTCCCGGGGTGCTTGCTTTTTCTTATTTTTGCATTAAATTGTCATCATAAAGCATTGTTTTGCAAATTAATATGACACGGAATATGACACGCTTCACAGAGACGAGAAGTGTTTATTGATAAGCCGATTCATTTTGACAGTCTGCTCATCGATAGCATCTCTGTAGACGGATTTCATGATGCCGTCTGTAGCCCATCCGCCGCGCTGCATGATATACTGATCTGGAACACCGATAGCATGCATGATACTGGCGGCATAATGTCTGAGATCATGAAAGCGGAATGGTGAAAGATTGTTCCTTCGGATGGTACGGTGAAACCGGTTGGTTATGTTATCCGGATTGCAGTCAAAAATCCGGCCTTCTTTTTGGGGAATGTGTTCTATGACAAATTCCGGGAAGTCTACTGTACGGAAGGAAGCATCTGTTTTGGGACGCGGCTGAACGTGCCAGATGCCGTCAGAATCCTTTACCATGCATTTATTGACAGTTATATAGTTATCATGTACATCACTGCTTTCTAAGGCGCACAGCTCGCCACGGCGCAATGGACCGAAGGCGGCCAGTAAGACAGCCAAGTAAAGCTCGTCATCATCAATGGCAGCCAACAAAGCTTTTATATCTGAATCAGATGGTGTATAAAGCTGTGCCGGTATTTTTCTTGGCAGAGTTACGTTGATCCTGAGTTCCGGAGCAAACATGGCAAGTGCAGCCATCAACAATCCGTTCACGTTGGATACAGTCTTCGGTGAAAGTCTTCCTGCCAGGCGATTGATCCATTCCTGTACGACAGGCGTAGTCAATGTCCGGATCCGTATGGTTTCGATACTTTTATAGTAGTTTTTGCGCTGTGTCTGATAGCCCCTGATCGTACTGCGAGATAAAACTTCTGATTTGACACGTATGTATTCATCAATAGCCTCGGCAATAGTCAAATCACCTGCAGCAATGCGGGATTTGTTCTGTGAAAATTCCGCTGCCATGTAAGAACATTCTTTTTTCGTTGCGGCAGTGAAAGAGCGGTAGTGCCTGACATTTGATTCATCAGTATAGTCATAGACACGAACACGCCAGTTGCCTGAAGGAAGTTTTTTAGGTGTTGCCATATGTATCACTCCAATCTTAAAAATGGGTATAAAAAATACACCTGTACGGTGCCGGATTTTTGTGATACAATACACTTGTCTAGGATGTATTGATCACAAGCTTCGACTTGTACAAGAAATCTATGTGAAACCGTTCGGTGCTGGTAACACCGGGCGGTTTTGCTATTTTATGTAAAATTATTCTACAGTAATTTTTTGAATATTACCTTTAGGGGTTCCGAAGGTAATAAAATCAGAGGCTTCCATGGTAATTTCACTGTTATCTTCTAATTTAAACACAGCACATACATCAACACTAGTTCCTGGTTGAATATCTTTGTAGAATCGGGATATCTCTGCATTATCTTCTTCTAATTGGGTCATGTTGCATTCGATGCCGTTCTGAAAGCATTGAAGTATTACTGTTGAATCAGCGGATTCGTTTGTGTCGCTGGTATTGGTAAACGTAAAATAATATAACAAACATGGGTCACCATCCCAATCTACGGCGAATTCGTGTTTCAAATATTTAATTGTACAATCAGAAGCTTTAAAATCAATGATACCATTGTCAACAGATTCGGTATCCGGCGTTTCAGTTATGATAGGAGCCTCAGTTGTTGTGACTGTTTCGGTAACTGCAGGAGCTTCTGTTGTTGGTGCCTGTGTTTCAGTTGTTTTGCCGCCGCCACACGCCATGATAGACATAGACATTGCAGCAATAAGCATGGCAGTTGTGATTTTCTTTTTCATAATACTTTTCCCCTTTTGAATTTTATTATTGAAACGCTAGAGCGATTTAATCAAAGTATGTAGTTCCGAGGGCTATTTACTTTGATGTTCACGCATTTTCTGACTGATACGATATTGTTCTGCATCTGGAACGTCAATAAATTCTACAGTTTTATCAAAGCTTTTCTTGACTACTTCTTTGATTTCGTCCAGAGTAACATTGAAAAATTCACGTCTAGTATTAACCATATTCAATTTTCTATCTTCAAATGCTCTATGGAGCGCAGCTTCCAAAGCCGGTGCATCGTCAGAGAAAATCATGGCATGAACATCAAAATTGAATGGGACAGAAGCGTCACCTAATTCATCAACACGGTCCTGAGGGTCTAATCTTCTGGTCATTCCGATTTTGTAAACATTCGGTCCAAAAGCACCGATATTGGATATAACATAGACGTAACCGGCACGTTGATTAGCTTCTCTGTAGTCGATATCCTTCATAGCCTTATCGATGTCATTTAATTGATTCTCCAATTCATCTTTCTTCTTTAACAAATCGGCATTGCCTGGATTTTGCTCGATTTGATGAAGAAGGTGATCATATGCAGTCTGGTAATGTGTCTGTTCCTTTTCAATCTTTTTACGCTGCGCTTCAATTTCTTTCTGCAATCGAGCGGCTTCTCGCATTTCAGCACGTGCAGCTTTTTGAGCTTCCTTTTCTTCCTGCTTTTTCTGCTGATACTCAAATGCTAAACGTAACTCTTTTATTTTTAAATCGAGATAATTGGAGTTGATAGATATATGCATAATTGTTCCAAGTTTTGATATAGCTTCAGCAGACTTATAAATTTTATTAAGAGAAGCATCGAAATTGGTATACTTTACTTTAGCAACAAGCTCATCACATTCAGTATTAAAGGCTCGTAGTAAAAGCTTCTGTGTGTCAGATACCATTTTTTTGCCTTTTGACGCGCTCCCATTTACCGTCCATTCTGTAGCTCCGGAAACGGCTGTTTTATTTTTTATCAATTCCTTTTGTTTTGAGCGGATTTTTGCAAGCTCTTCTTTGTAGTCCAATGCATTTGCAAAATCAAAATAAGGTTCATAAAGTCCAAATTCCTGAACCAAAATTTCATCATCAAGAGACACGATTTCAGATTTCTTGTTTGAGATTGTGTTGTCCAATAAGCTGATATGGTTTTGCTTATCCGCAATAGCTTTATCAAGAGATTCTATTTCTTTTTGCTCTGATTGAATGCTTTGCTTCAGTTCTCGTATCTTCTCTTGAAGAGCCAGTGCATTTCTCATTTCAGGCGTAAGTAGCGCCTGTAACTCATCATATTTTTGTTGCAATGTTTCAAGTTCACTTTTATATTGTTTACCCTTAAATATATCAGAAAATCCCATAACAAAATTCCCCTTACATCTTTAACTCTATAATATCCTTGTAACGGCTAAATTCGGAATAAAAGTAATTGCATAATTATCAACGACCTTATATACTCCATATTTGCTTCTGTAGCATTTCAGTGCTTCTTCCAAGTATTCTTCAGTTACTTCCAGGTATTCAGCCGTTTCGTATCGGTTACGGCAGCCGTGTTCGAAAGCACGGATGATACCGAGAAGCCCGATCCGGTTATTGAAGCCCCATTCCCTTGCCTGACGTTCCTGTTTTCTGCTTTTTACATCATTCATATTGATAATGTTTCCATGACTGGTATAGTAGTGACCAAGTTCTTCGGCCAAGACACATGCCTTTTCGGCCGATGTTTCAATATCTTTTCTGATAGCAATCGTGCCGTCGCAATATAACCCATCGATTCTATTGCTATTGAACGGATAATCTATCACATCAATACCGTCCTTGCAGGCCTTATCTTGGAGTTTTTCATATGTGTTCATAAGACACCTCCCACTCTGGTATGTGTATCTATTTTCTTTTGTTCTTTACAAATGCTGCGAACTGGCGGATCTCATCCAGTTCGGATTCTGTGTATTCGTCACCGCTGAAGTGGGCTGCCAAAGTATCTACTTTTTCAACATAATCATTTTCTGTAAGGCCCATTAATTTCCCTGGAGTTGTGCCTAATGCTTTTGCGAATGCGAGTATTTTGCTTTGCTGCAAATCCACTTCGCCCTTTTCTATTTTTGCAATAGAAGAGCGACTTGTATATCCGGTTAATTTCGCTAAATCATCTTGCGACAATCCTTTTGCTTCTCTTAAGTTTTTAATATTCTTATATAAATCTAGCATGTTGACATATCCCTTCTGAGAACACTATAGCACATGTGTGAAAAAAATTCAACAAAAATGTTAAAAAGTGTTGACACAAATTCACCTTAGTGATATATTGTTAGTGTGAATTAAATTCAACATGGTTTGGAGGTGAAAATGTGATTAATACCAAATTGCTGGAAAAGAAAATTTCTGATTCGGGTATGACCATGGTTTCTTTGGCGGAAAAGACAGGAATTTTGCGGGAAAGCTTATATAATAAGCTTAAAGGAAACACGGAATTTAAAGCTTCTGAAATTTCTAGTTTATCAAAAGTGTTGAGACTGTCAACCAGAGAGCGGGATGCTATTTTTTTTGATTCTGAAGTGAATTAAATTCAACAAAGGAGAGGAGGAGTAGCTAATGCAAAGACTCGATTATCCTAACGGCATAAAAATAATCAACATGACCGAAGTGAAAAGCAAAAGAGGTATGGGCATAGAAGGCGGACCGGAAGAAAATTCCCTCAGAGAATACTTAAAAAACGCCCGGTTATCACTGGGAATGATACAGGAAGATGTAGCTAAGCGTATCGGAATTTCAACAAACTATTACTGTTCTATAGAAAAAGGCGAACGGTAGCAAGATATGAAAGCTTCAATACTTATTGCTTTGTCGGAAGTTTTAAGAATTCCAGTAAGTGAAATGCTGAGCTCTGAACGAAAATTAAATTTGAACAGTTGATTCATTCGAACCAGACAGAGAGGAGGGATAGAGGATGGATGGATTTTATATTGCAAACCAAAAGCAAAGTGAATCATCGGTTCCGACTGGTCGATTAAACATTTCAGTAACAAATTTGACTGAGTTTGAAAAGCTTATCGAACAGGCAAAGGAAGAAGCCGAACGTCTGCGTCAGACAATTGATCGGCTTCAATACTTTGACTTAAAAATTGATTTCAACATCAAAAGAGAAATTACAGAGCAGACTATTAATCACAAAGCTTCTCGCGAACATGTTTCAATGGGGAAAACTAAAGATAATTTTGCAACAGAGACTTAAAGTCCTTTAGCAAATAGGCTTTTTGAGCGATAGCTAAATTAATGAACTGTCGGGTATCTGGTTTTAAATAACCAGCGCTTTGTATTCCGATTAGTTTTATACGGCTCTCCCCAAATCTATACGTCTGAGTTTGATAATCAGCGTAACCAAATGGATTGTAAAGAAAAATCGGTGAACCGCTAGAACCAGGGAAACAGGCGATATCAGATAGAAAAACGGGTTTCCCATTATAATTATAAGTAGGGTGAGAGGCAGTTATTCCACGACGAATAAGAGGAAGGTGATTAAAGTGGTCATAATGTCCTTCAGGGCAGCCAATCATAATCAGATTTTCTATGGCAGTTAAACTTCGAAATTCTTCTTCTGCCAACAGCGAGGATTCTGGTATGAAGAAATTGGCTATATATTCGTTTTGAGATTCACATTGTCGCATCAATCCGGCCAGAGGTACAAGTGCCAAATCAATCTCTGGATTTGGGTGAAGAAAGACAGATTCTTTAATATTCATATTCACTTCAACGCGGTGATAACTATTTAGTTGTTCATCACGGGATTGAAAATTGGAAACACGTAAATGGATTTGTATGGCTTGAGAAAATTCAAGAACGTGCCTATTGCTTATAAGGACAGGAACAGCATTTCCATCAATGTTAAACGTGAAGAAAAATCCTGTTGCGGAAGAAATTGTGTTTTGGTTGTGTGATTGGACTAAAGTGGCACAATCTAACATCTTGTCTGCGGGTGAATTAATCATAAGTTTAAACTCCTTTTTGGTAAGTACTCGGCATGGCAGTGCCTGTAATCAAAGTATAGGAGATTCAGAGAAGAAAATCAACAGAAGGAGGGGATAACCATGGAAGAAGAATTCACAGTAGCCATCTACCAGAAGGATAAGATTTATGTTCTTGTCGGCAAAGAGAATAGCGGTCTGTCGTTTGATAATGCCATTCATCGGGCATTGAAGTTTACCAGAGAAAAGGCTGAGAAGTTGAAAGAAGTTATTCAGCGGAGAAATCCGAATTACGATGTGTGTGTTATGCAAATACGTACATTTTATTAAGGAGGCGGAGAGCATGGCAAAATCATTAGTTTCTGTTCCAAAGAAAAAGGAACGGGAAGATTTCATCAGCAGCATGATAAAAGGAGAGATGGTCCGTTATCATAAAAGCCCTGAGCAGATAGCGGTAAAGGCACAGTTTTCAACAAAGACATTGACAACCAAACTTGGGGAACCAGGGAGGTTTACGATTGAAGAGTTATATGCGATTCTTGATGCACTTGAAATAAGAGTGGCTTTTATCAGAAAGCCGCAGCCATTATAAGGAGGTACAAAATGAGCAGTCTTAATTATCCGCCAGTGGCTAGAATGAATGCCACCAGGAAAACAGAACCGTATCACCCGGTGCAGGTGGAGGAAGAACGAAAGTCAACAACGAATCCAGTTAAACTGACAGCCCGTGAGATTACATGCATAGTTTACATGGCAGCAGGCATCTTTTTGTCTTTGAGACTGGATATGGTTGAACGCTGGTGGCAATTGCTGTTGGTAGTATGTTTCTTTATTATGGTTGGTGGTTTCTTCGGGATCATGGCCAGTGCCGAGAGATACTATGAAGAAGATTGAAAAGCCGCAAGAGTATTATGATCTGATATCTGAATACAACCAGATGCAAAAGCAATACATAGAGTTACAGGCAAAAATGCGGGAAACATCCGCAAAATTATCAGAATTAAACAGGAGGTTAGAACAAGATGATTATTGATAACAGAAAGGCCGACCAGCCCGCCAGCCAGTCAGCCAAAAAAGAAAAAATACTTCAAGATGATTATAACACAAAAATCAGTCCTGTCAAAGAGGAGGATTACTACATCCAGGTGCCAATCAGCGTGCATAACGAAGGAATCAGAGCACTTGCGACGTTGGCCAATATTACGGTTATCATTGCACTTGAAGAAGACAGCTATATTGACGCGAAGCCACTGAGAGCGCTTCTCGGTCTTAGTCAGAAGGGAGATAAATAATGAATGAACTGAGAATCCTGGCCAATATCATACCAGGCAAAATCGATACAAATTTTGGGGAACAAAAAGCAGTACTGGCGCAGTCTATGGAATTATATAAAAACGCGAAGTTTTCCGAAGAATATAAGACCCAGGCGAAAGGCGAACTTGCAACACTGAGAAAAATCAGAAAGGCACTGGATGACCGCCGTAAGGAAATAAAAAAAGAATGGATGGGACCTTACGAAGAGTTTGAATCCAAAACAAAAGAACTTCTGCAGCTGATTGATGAACCTATCAGTCTGATCGATGCCCAGATCAAGGAAATGGAAGAACAAAGAAAGGCAGCACGACGCAAAGAGATTGAAGAATTCTTTGGAGATATCGCATCTGATCTGCTGGAGTATGTTTCTCTTGATCAGATTTACGACAGCCATTGGGAAAACGCTTCAACTTCCACAAAAGCATGGAAAACCGATTTGACCGGACAGGTTAGCCGTATCCGGAATGATATTGAAGTTATTAAAGCCAATACATCTGAAGCTGTTCCGAAGGCGCTTGAGGAATATAAAAAGACACATGATCTGTCAAAAGCATCTATGGCAATCGCCGCTTATGAACGCCAGAAAGAAGAGATCCTGAAGCGTGAAGAAGAACGTCGAAGGGCTAGGGAAGAACAGAATCGTCGGCAGGAGCTTGAGAGAATCCGTCAGGAAGAGCGTGAACGGATTGCTGCAGAAGAGCGTATCCGTGAAGAAGAGCGTAGAAAGGCAGCGGAAAAGGTTACCGAAAAGCAGCCGACACCTGTACATAATATTCCAGAGCAGGAAGCACCTGAAGAATCTGGATTTGATACAGAAGGTTTTGCAGTAGATGACCTGCCATTTGAACAGCCGCATACACAGACAGTATTTTACAAAGTCGTGGCCACACCGGAAGAACTGGAACAGGTTGAAATAGCATTTAACAGTATTGGTATCTTTTTCGAGAGGAGAGACGAGAATGAGTAATTCATCAAGCGGCCTGATCTATGAGGCCATTCCAAAAGTTATCGCCGACGTTGGTGCCGTCGGAAAAGACAAGGTTAACCGGCAGCAGGGATTCAAATACAGATCAGTGGATGATGTTTTTAATGCCCTGAATCCGGCACTGGCAAAAAATGGTGTATTTATTGTTCCGCTCATCCTGCAACGAGAATGCACGGAAGTAGGAAAGACCAGTAAAGGCGCCACCATCGTAAAAGTTATGCTGAAAGTAAAATTTACTTTCTATGCCAGTGATGGCAGCCATATTGAAACGATCATTTATGGCGAGGCCATGGACATGGGGGACAAGGGAATAAACAAGGCCATGTCTATAGCATATAAATATGCATGCTTTCAAGTGTTCTGTATTCCAACAGAAGAGATGCAGGATCCGGATGCCAACAGTCCTGCAGAAGAGATTGTCACGCAGACAGTTGCACCGAAGCAGCAGCCGGCGCAAAAGCCAGCACCTGAGCAGAAGCCTGCAGTAAGCCAGGATGGTTCCACAGAGGAAAGAATCACACCGGTTATGCTGCAGACCATCCGTGAGCAGCAGTTCAGAACCGGAGTAAGCGATGAAGCAATCCTCGGAATGCGTGCCGTAAAAGCAAAGAAAGTAAGCGAAATGACAATCACTGAATATAAAGCTGTGATGAAGAAATTTGAAAAAACACCGGACAGAAAGGACGTGACACCGCGTGAATAGTGTACAGCTGACAGGAAGATTAACAAGAGATCCGGAAGTCCGGTATACAGACAATGGCCATACGATAGCGAGGTTTACCCTCGCTGTTGACCGCCAGTATAAAAGCGACAACGGACCGACAGCGGATTTTATTAATTGTAAAGCCTTCAGAAAAACTGCAGAATTCATCGAAAAATATTTCTGGAAAGGCAAAAAGATGGAGCTGGTTGGCTCTATCCAGACAGGCAGTTATACAAATCAAGACGGGGCAAAAGTCTATACGACAGATGTCATTGCCCAGACGGTAGCTTTTGCCGAAAGCAAAGGCAGCGAAAGCGGACAGCAGAATACTCAAGGAGCAGCGGGCCGGCCAAATCCGAATCAGGCACAGTCCGCAGATGGCTGGATGAATATTCCAACCGAACTCGATGAAGAGCTGCCATTTAGCTAAAAGGAGACATGAAACATGATCATACAGATTGACAGCCGGGAAAAGGCCCGGGCGATCAAAAAGATCCTGGCCGAATTTGACCGGCAGGACATCAAGCATCCTATCAGCAAGTTACTGGTGGGGGATTACATGAATTACGACAATCCCCGCGTAATTGTTGACCGAAAACAGAATCTGTCCGAGTTGTGCAGCAACGTAACTTCTGATCATGAAAGATTCCGGAGGGAAATGCTTCTGGCACAGCGGAATGAGATCCAGCTGATTTTTCTATGTGAACACGGTAAAGGTATCAAGAGTATGGCTGATGTCATGTTCTGGGAGAATCCGAGACGTTGGAAGCGCCGAAAGAATCCGGATACAGGACGTTGGGAAGAAGTCGAGACAAAGGCTACTACAGGCGAGACACTTTGCAAGATCCTTCAGACCCAAGAACGGAAATACGGGTGCAAGTTTTTGTTCTGCGACAAGGAAGAAACGGGGAAAAGAATTATCCAGATTCTAGGCGGCACATATGACATCTGAAGAAATAAAAAGAACCGTATTTATGGAGGAACTGGTTGAAAGATATGGGCTTTATCCTAACAGGGCCGGTTTTATCGTGTGTCCGTTCCATAAGGGTGACAGAAATGCTTCTTTGAAGATTTATAAAGACAGCTTTTACTGTTTCGGGTGTGGCGCAGCAGGTGACGTGTTTGATTTCATCCGCAAAATGGACGGCATGAGCTTTAAAGAGGCCTTTCTTTTTCTCGGCGGTGAATATGAGTGCAAAAAAAAACGCTCTAAGGCCCAAGCAAGGCTGGCCGTTTATAAGTCCCAGAAAGCTAAGGAAGAACGCCAGATTCGGGAGCAAAAGAGGCAGGAAACGGTTCAGCACAACATTAACCTGATTGATATCTACAGGACATCTATAAGCCGTTCGCAGCCTCTCAGTGATGAGTGGTGTGAAAGCTACAATGCCCTGCAAAAAGAATTGATAACATACGAGCAAATCCACAAGAAGGGAGGTGTGGCAGGAGATGAAACCTTTAGATGAAATGACTGTTGACGACATATTGGACGAATCTGTTTTCACGGAGCTGCTGGATATGCAGGATCAGGTAAAAAGGACACGCTTAAAGATTGCATTGAAAGAGCGGGCAAAAGTACTTAAGGTGGCGCAGGATTTTAAAGATCTGCTGTCAGCTTACGAGAAAGCGGACAAAGAAATGAAGCTGAAGAAAATGCAAGAGAACCAGATCTGTACATTGGATAATTATACGAATTTCCAAGGTCCTTATGATGAACTGGCATGCGGTGCATGGATCGCGAAATTGAGCGGCATATACAGCCAGTCCAATAGTTCTATTGATCAGGTGGCCTGCTATCATCCTATACTTCCTGTGGAGCGGATGAAGAACCTTGAGACCGGCGAAGAACAGATCAAACTGGCTTATTTTCGGAACGGCCGATGGGATGAGATTACAGTACCAAAAACAATGATCACATCGGCAAATAAGATTGTTGCTCTATCAGGAAGAGGCATTTCCGTTACAAGCGAGAATGCAAAGCTTCTGGTCAAATATCTGTCAGATGTGGAAAACCTAAACGATGATTACATCGCCATGCAGTACTCCAGCAGCAAGCTTGGATGGCACGGTCAGGAGTTTCTGCCTTATGACACAGACATTGTTTTTGACGGGGATTTCCGGTTTAAGAATATATTTGATGCCATTACAGAACGCGGATCCGCAGCAGTGTGGCTGGAACATATCCGGTCATTGCGCCGGTCTGGCCGAATGGAAGTGAAGTTTTTGCTGGCTGCATCCTTTGCAAGTGTACTGCTGCAGCCGCTAGGCGGGCTCCCATTTTTTGTAGACCTGTGGGGAGAAACGGAAGGCGGTAAGACGGTGTCTCTGATGGTTGCTGCATCTGTCTGGGCAAATCCCGATGAATCACAGTACATAGGCGATTTTAAGAGTACGGACGTTGCTTTGGAAGCAAAAGCGGATATGCTGAACAATCTGCCGATGCTTTTAGATGATACCAGTAAGACATCGGCCAGGATTCGGGATAACTTTGAAGGTGTTGTTTATGATCTTTGTTCCGGAAAGGGCAAGAGCCGTTCCAACAAGGATCTAGGCATCAACAGGGAAAACCGGTGGCGCAATGTGATCATTTGCAATGGCGAACGTCCGTTGTCTGCTTATGTAGAACAGGGAGGAGCAATCAACAGGATTATAGAAGTGGAATGTGGTGAAAAAGTATTTCAGGATCCCGGCAAAACGGCCGATATTGTAAAGAAAAACTATGGTTATGCCGGCAAAGCCTTTATTGCGATCATCAAAAAGATGGGCATCGAGAAAATCCGTGCTGTGCAGGAAGTGTTCAAGCAGGAACTGCAGTCTAATGACAAGATGGAAAAACAGGCGCTGTCGCTTTCCATCGTCCTTACAGCGGACAGAATCGCAACAGAGTATATCTTTAAGGACAATTGTAATATCACCCTGGAAGAGGCTGAGAAGCTGCTTACAGACCGGAAGATTGTTTCAGACAACGTGCGCTGTTATGAATATATTCAAGATAAAGTAGCGATGAATCATGTCCGTTTTGAACCGGACGGCAATATAGAAAAATGGGGCGTTCTTGAAGACGGATATGCCATCTTTTACAACCGGGCATTTGACGAGCTGTGCAGAAACGGTGGATTTTCCAAGGCTTCTTTCCTGTCATGGGCAGCCAGAAACAAGCTGATCATGTCTGATTCGCTTGGTAATCCGACCAGACAGAAGAAGATTGCCGGCAAGAACAACCGCTGCGTCTGGCTTAAACTGGATGCAGATATCGACGAAGACGGCTTTAGGCAGGCGGATGATGTAGAACTGCCATTCAAATAACGTAACAATGTAACAGCGGTATCAATCAAAAATCATGCTATATAGGGAGAAAAAAATATATATATTTTTCCAGAGATAAAATATATTTTTCTTTTTATAGATAACAAAACGCATGTTACCCTGTTACAAAATAGCGCAAAACCGCATAAATAAAGACTTTAAGGTGGTAACGGATTTGAGTTACTGAGGGATATAATCTGATACTAACTGTTACAGGCGAGGGCAAATAGATGGATTTAATGACACAATTTGAAAAAGTGTATGACAATTGCCGTACGCATATGACGGATACGGCTGAGGATTGGGAAAAGGCATTCAATGCTTTGCGCGGTATTGCCAGACGGGCAGGTGATAAGCCTGAGCATATTCGGACAGCATTACTATATTATGACATGCTGGAAGTACAGATATCCGGCAAGGTAGAAAGGAGGCTCTTATGAAAATTAGCAAAGCCGAACGCGAGGAAGTTAAGCGAATGTATTTCGAACAGGGCATGACCAGAAAAGATATTGCCAGTACTAAAGGATTATCACAACGCTATGTGAGTGCCATTATTAATAACACGGACATGGGTCATGGTTATCGTACAACCGGCAGGCGGAAGCCTCCAGCCGGCAGGATAACTTTTGAGATGATAGATGAAGTTATGAATAGTCTGAGTGTTGGAGATGCAGTACTTGTCGATAACGTAGAAGACGAAGATGGCTATACATACAACACAGCAAAGAGATGTCCGATAATTGGTAAGTATAAACATGTCTTTACATCGCAAGTCGGTAAATGTGTGAGCGCATTTAAGTATATTGATTTGTTGCTGGAAGATGGAGTTAAGATTGGAGAATAGATATGATTACAATTACAACAAAAACTAAAAGATTCACCTTAAAAACAGATTCTGATCAGAGCGATAAGCTTTTTAACGAAATAGTGTGTCGCCTTATTGGCCGGAAACCTTCCGGGGGGGGCAGTGATGAATGCGAAGAGGATTGCCCCAGGCAAAGCTGATCAGAATACAGATGTTTCTGAAAAACCAGTTGCTGAACCTGTACGGAGGGAACATGGTTCCAATCAGGGCGCAGCTGATCAGACGCAGTCGGATACCATATCGGAACATGATGAATACAAAGGTTTCCTGTATATAAAGTGTCAGCACTGTGGAGAAGTTAAGAGTTTTTGTAGCAAGAAGACTATTAAGAATTACAGATGTCCTGAATGCGGTACAGAAACACCTTTAAAGAACCTATCTCATCTCTGGCTGAACTGCGAATGTGGCAAAGCATCCCATTACTTCACCAATATGACAGAATTTGCATTTGATGTCAATTGCATTGAATGCGGTGCGCCTGTAGCAGTCAAGTGGAACAGCCGGAAGAAACTGTATGACACGATAAGAGAAGAGGATTGATATGAACAGGATAGAGCGCGATAAGCAGCGTTCCAGGATGAAGAAGCAGATCGATGACATTATACGGAATAATCCGGAATATGCCAGACGACACAAAGAAGAACAGGAAGAGAATGTTGCACAAGCTTTCAGAACCTTCATTCTGATCAGTGTGGATTATCTGGAAAGATTCTGCGGGTTTGGCAATAAGCGGATCAACAGATATCTTGATTTTGTCAATCAGAGCGTCAAGTATGTTGAGGACGATCCGGAATATTTTGTGGAACTCGCAAAGGAAATGAAGAAAGAGCTTGGTATTGATTTTATAGAACTTTGGAAGGAACAGGAAGAACGAAGATGAACATGGATATTGATAGTTTTTTGTGAAATTATGGATAAAATCCTGAAGGATAATGACATTGCAATGCTGATAAAAAAGCCAAAAGGAACGCTTGAAGCAGAAGTTAAAAGTAACTGCGAGATGCCTGGTAGTATTATTGATTTATACATCCTACTGAATGCATTGCCGTCCGTATTCGAATGTGTTTTTGAGATGATCAGGAACGATAATACGTCTGATCAGAGAAATCTCGTTCACGGAATGATGGAGATAGTTGAGGATGAGCTTGTTAAACGACTTGGTTTATAGGAGGATGGTATGGAAGGTATGATTCTTACTTTTAATGATTACGGAACATTGAGGAAATATAAAGAGCCGTACGCGACTGTTTGCTGTGCTACAAAAGAAGACTTTGAATTCATCGAAAAAGCAGTTGAATTCTACAAGAAAATGCAGTGGATCCCGGCTGAGAATCCGCCGGAAGTTGACGAAGAAGGTTACAGCAAATACATCCTGTTGAATTTCGCAAATGCTACTGTTCACGAAATCGGTCAATATGTCGTAGATAAAGATGGTGGCGGTGCCTATTATGTCGGTGATGATGCTAAACCGTGTTCAAGTTACGGAATTTTTGTAGATGCCTGGATGCCGCTGCCGGAACCTTGCAGAGAGGAAGAGTGATTATGAGACTGATTGATGCGGATGAATTTCAAAAACAGATAGTAGGAATGACAATCCTGAACAATTATCCACTGAACAAATCTAATGCACTTTGCGAATTGGTAGATAACCAGCCGACAGCGTTTGATGTGAACAATGTTGTCTCTAACTTAGAGCAGCTAAAGTTTGGTGGAGCTTGTGGTAATGAGGACTGCGAATATTGCAAATATTCCGATGAATGCTGGGATGGAGACATGAGTGAAGAGCACGCTATAGATATGGCAATTGAAATAGTTAAGCGAGGTGGAAAAGATGAAGAATAAAGAGAAGTTTGCAAAAGAGATTGTAGAGATTGCGTGTTCGGGCGGAGTGCTAGCGATGAGTAGTGGAATTATACGTAAATGCGTGGGACTTCCTTGCTATAAATGTTCTTTTTATAGAGACGGAATAGAATGTAATGAAATGCGTAAAACTTGGGCTGAATCTGAATATGTCGAGCCAAAGTACGAGATAGACTGGGCATCAGTGCCGATTGATACGCCGGTGCTTTTGAAAGACAAAGACAATGTTGACAACAAAAGATATTTTTGCAGAACTCTTTCAGAAGGAGCACTTGCTCTGTTCATCAACGGAAGAACATCTTGGTCATCGATTGCAGAAGCAGGGATAATTAAATACTGTTCTCACAGTAAGTCAAATGTAACACTTGCCAGAGAGGAAGACAAGCTTAAATACAGAAAGCGGGTAGAGTAATGAATTATGCAATATATGATGAAAAATGCATAGTCGATAATCTTAGTCAATTTAGTGAGCTGTTAAATTACACTGGGCATCAATTTGATTCTCCGTGTAAAGATTGCTGTTTACTTGAGGGGTGCAAAAATTTCTATTTGGAAAAACTTGCACCACTCATGAGACAACCTATCGTATACGGACTTGGCGTTTTGAAATACCACACGCTCCGAAAAAGCAATGATAGCCTGCCTGGGAAAAGCCCACTTGATATTACACGCTATTTTGCTTGCAACAGGAGGTAAGATGATGATGGAGATAAAACAACTTTTAGATGACCTTAAGGCTATCGTGAAAGAGGCGCAAACTATTATTGATGTACTTGAGAAACAGGTGCCACAGAAGCCGAGATTAGACGGTTATGGCCTTACTCCGGATGGGAGCTTGGTGGTTGACGAATGGCTTTGCCCTTGTTGTAATTCACGGTATGAAGTGGATTATGATGAATATGAATATTGCCCGAATTGCGGACAGAAAATTGCTTGGGGGAGCTGAAGAAATGTGGGAAGCCTTGAAGTTATACAGAAAGATAAGGGAGGCAATGATAAAGTGAGAATGGCAGGAGAAATAACTAAAATAATAATATACAGCTTGCTTATAGTCATAAGTATAATGCTGTTTACGGATTTCTATGTACAAGGAAGACGACTGTGGGCTTTAATGTATGGTACTATATCGGTCCTTTGGCTGACAAATTTAATACTTTTTATAGTTTCATTAGTGATTAGCGAGGCGATGAAATGAGTTATATTGACGATAAAAGATATGTGCTTGAACATATCGACAGAAGAACATTGCTTGAACAGCTTGCAGAAGAAGCAGCAGAGCTGTCGCAAGCGGCGTTGAAGCTGATCAGGGCTGAAAAGCTTTCCGACAATCCGACAACGACACATGTATCGATTGCATCTGAACAGCTGAATGAAGAGTTAGCGGATGTTCTGGTGGCGGCGGATGCGATTGGTGTCCCCATTTTGGAATCATGCGATAATTCAAAATGGCACAGATGGGCGGCAAGGATTAGAAAAGAACGTGAAATGTAGTAAGTAAATAACAATTAACCAGGGACGGCGTTGTGCTGTCCCGTTTTGAGTGGGAGGGGATACCGATGGAAATGTCAAAGAAAGAAGAAAACCACAGAAAAATAGTCTGGCTAAATAAGTACCGTGCAGCTGTCCGGGAAGAGCAAATGATCCTTGATGAAATTCAGCGACTTCGAGAAGACAAAATGTTTCCGTCAATGGTCATGGATGGTATGCCGCATGGTTCTGATCACAGTGATTTATCTGCGTACATGGCTAGAATGGATGAGCAGCTGACCAGGCTGAAAGAATGGCAGCTTGAGAAAATTCGATTGTATGAGAGCATATCAGACAGGATCCGAAGAGTGGAGGATCATAACCAGAGAGCGCTGCTGATGTGCCGGTACATAAAGGGGATGCGATGGGAGGATGTGGCCAGTGAATTGGGGTACACATGGCGATGGACGCATAAACTACATTCCAAGGCTTTGGATGCTATAGATATCAAAGAGGACATAGAAAGACAGTATTAATCTATGATATTATTACACTGAGGTTTTCGGGAAGAGACCTTGTGGCATACTGGTTCATTAATTGAATCCCTCCTTTTGTATATGGACGCCCGGTTTGACTGGGCGTCTTTTTCGTGTCGTCATGGCTCAGTGGTAGAGTAGCTGCAATGTAGACGGTCGCAGGTTCGATTCCTGATGGCGGCTTAAATATCAATGAATGAGAGGTGGTGAGACTGAATGAATTACAGAAATACGAGAAATTATGAAAATTTGGAAAAGTGCATCTATGATGGTGTAGGTGAGTATAACATTCCCGAGATAGAGCCTGCACACATTGATGTGGGGGACTGCGAATTTATCCCATTCAGTCAGGCTGCCAGATGCACGCAGCGTGTGGATAAAGGCATTCATTTCTTTATCGACGATTACAGGTTTAACCGGTTATAGTCCACGCCTGATAGATACCTGCCGATGCTTCAACAGTTCCGGTGCGTGATGACACCGGATTTTTCTATGTACACGGATTTTCCGAAGGCTATGCAGATATACAATCATTACCGCAAGCACTGGATAGGCGCATACCTTCAGGAAAATGGCATTGATGTCATCCCGACAATCGGTTGGAGCGATGAAAGCAGTTATGAGTGGTGCTTTGATGGAGAACCTGCACACGGAGTTGTAGCAGTGTCCAGTGTCGGCACTCAGCAGAATAAACGAACAAAGGAACTGTTCATACAGGGGTATAAAGAGATGGTCAGACGGTTGGAACCTGAGACCATCATTTTTTATGGCAACGTTCCGGATGAATGTACAGAGAGTATTGTCAGGATTCGGGCATTCTCGGAGAAATTCAAGGAGGCGAAATGCAATGGGTGGTAGAGGCTCATCTAGTGGGATGAGCGACAAAGGAAAGAGATATGGAACAGAATATACCACATTATACAAAGCTGGTAATATTAAATTTGTCAGATATAATGATGCGAGTTCTGCGAAAACACCGATGGAAACCATGACAAGGGGTCGAGTGTATGTAACTGTTAATGGAGAAAATAATCTGGTAGCTATTACATATCACGACAATGAAAATAAAAGGAGTAAGCAGATTGATTTGGATAAGGCACATAAAGGAATGAAACCCCACGTGCATCATGGATATAATCATAATGAATATGATGGCAAAAAAGGTGCATCCAGATTGACAACTGAAGAGAAACGTATGGTTGAGAGAGTAAGAAAGTTATGGTACAATAGAACTGGCAAATAGTAGTGTAGGGGGAGCATACCTTGATGGAGGTGGCTCCGGTTCGAATCCGGGCGTTTGCCATGAGAGACTCAGAAATGGGTCTCTTTTTTGTTTTGAAAGGAGTTTTTTATGGGAGGACGTGGAGGCAGCAGTGGGATGAGCAAAAGCGCTGTGGAACCTAAAGTCCAGTCACTTGAACAATATCTCGGAAAGCGTGGTCTAAGTTCACCGATCAGTGATTACATGATTGACAAAATGCGTATTCCGCATGGATTGACACGCAGGCAAAATGAAAAAATGTTGAAAGAAGCAACACAGGCAAGGAACGATTATGCCGCAAAACGAAATGCTGCTATTGATGCGTATAATAACGAAGTGGCAGCAGGCAGGATAAGAAAGCCTACTACCGTTGAGAGACTTCTTAGACACGCAACAGGGCATGAGGATAATTCTTCAACACAGGCGGCCAGAAGGGCACTTGCTAAACGTGGCATAGATTGGAAAACAGGAAAGAAACTCAAGAAATAAATTAACAGGGAGGTGGCCAGATGGCAGCAAGTAAAGCGGTAGTTGGAAGGCCGCCGAAATATAAAAGCCGAGAAGAAATTGAAGAAAAGATTAACGCCTATTTCAAGGAGTGCGAAGGCGAAATCTTAAGAAATGATGATGGTGAGCCTGTTTTAAATAAATGGGGTAATCCGGTTATTATCAACCAGCGGCCACCGACCGTGACCGGATTGGCGCTTGCATTGGGTTTTACAACGAGATTGTCATTAATTAATTATCAAGGCAAAAAAGAGTTTGTGAACACGATTACACGCGCGAAGACAATGATTGAAGCGTATACCGAAGAACGATTATTTGATCGAGACGGTTCAAATGGCGCTCAATTCAGTTTGCGGAATAATTTTGCCGGATGGAATGACCGCACACAGTCCTCACTCGATGAAGAAGAACAGCGGGCAAAAATTGAACAGGTCAAGGCCCAGACAGAACTGCTTAAGGCGAAAGCGCAGCTGGATGATGATGAAGAGGCAGCTGATGACGGTTTTCTTGAAGCTTTAAAGGGAACTGCCGCTGACGATTGGTCGGAGGAGGCTGTGCAGGATGAAACGGATTAAACAGTTCTTTCATTTTCAGCCTTTCTCAAGAAAGCAGCGCAAGGTCCTGAACTGGTGGACAGAGACATCACCGGTTAAAGATTATGATGGCATTATCGCTGATGGTGCTATCCGTTCCGGCAAAACAGTCAGCATGTCGCTGTCATTCGTGCTGTGGGCCATGACGACATTTAATGGCCAGAATTTTGCCATGTGTGGCAAGACGATCGGTTCATTCAGACGAAATGTTTTATTTTGGCTGAAACTGATGTTGAAATCCAGAGGATACAGAGTTGCGGATCACAGAGCCGATAACTTAGTTGTCATATCCAGGGGCAGTGTTGAAAACAATTTTTACATATTTGGTGGTAAGGACGAACGTTCACAAGACCTCATCCAGGGTATTACTCTGGCCGGGGTCTTTTTTGATGAAGTTGCTTTGATGCCTGAATCTTTTGTTAACCAGGCAACTGGCCGTTGTTCTGTCGATGGCTCAAAGTATTGGTTTAACTGCAATCCGGACGGTCCGTATCATTGGTTCAAGGTGAATTGGATAGATAAGACAAGGGACAAGCATCTGTTATATCTCCATTTCACCATGGACGACAATCTGAGCCTGTCTGAGGCTATCAAAGCCAGATACCGTTCGATGTATACGGGCGTGTTCTATCAGCGCTATATCAAAGGCCTGTGGGCCATGGCGGAAGGTATTATCTATGACATGTTTGAGAAGGAAAAGCATGTCAGGAATATCCAGGCTATCCGACCAAAGCTCATAGACGGGAACCGGTATGTCAGTTGTGACTATGGTACGCAGAATGCTACAGTCTTTCTGTTGTGGAATAAGGGCGTTGATGGCGTTTGGTACTGCATCCGGGAATATTACTATTCCGGCCGTGACCATGGCAAACAGAAAACGGATTCAGAATATGCTGACGACCTTGAGCAGTGGCTGGACGGCACAGAAATCAAAGCGATCATAGTTGACCCTGCTGCCGCTTCTTTTATCGCAGAGTTGAGAAAACGAGGGTACAGGGTGCTGAAAGCAAAGAACGATGTGGGAGACGGCATCCGCATGGTATCAACGATGTTGAACCTTCTGAGAATTATCTTTGCGGACAGCTGCGAGAATACCATTATGGAGTTTGGCTCGTATATCTGGGATGCAAAGGCGGCAGAATACGGCGAAGACAGGCCGGTGAAACAGCATGATCACGCAATGGATGCAGTGAGATATTTTGTATTTACGATGTTGGGTAATCGAATGGCGAAGATAGGAAGCAAAGCAAAGACAGGAATTTATTAATGTGAGGTGATGAAAAGTGTATGTGTTTACAATGCCTGCAGATAAATGGAATGAGAAGAACCCTAATAAGCAGGCTATTTTACAACTTATTCTGAAACACCAAAGAGGTGTAGGCGAACTGAATAAGTTGAGAGATTACTATGAGGGCAAACATAAGATTCTGGATGATGAGGAACGCGAGAACAGGTTGGTCTGCAATCATGCAAAGGACATATCAGATACAGCCAGTGGATATTTCATTGGCAATTCTGTCACTTACAAGTCGGCTGATACAGATATTAATAAGCTGACTGATGCACTTGAAGAAGCCGGAGCAGATGAAACGGATGGCGACAACGGCCTTGACTTGTCAATATACGGCCGGGCATATGAATATATCTATACAAAACAGGGCGACACGGCCCTTATGACGAAGAATTTGCGACCACAGAATACTTTTATGGTTTACGATGACACCATTGAGCAGAACGAGCTTTTCGGTGTCTATTATTATGCCAGAAAAGACGACACAGATATCAATAATACCGTTTACGTCGCTACCATTCTAACTCAGAACTATAAGTATGTATTGGATATCCAGAACATAGAAGGACCACAGGCTTTGATCGAAGCGCCTGAGGCTCATTTCAAAGGCGAAGTTCCACTGATTGAGTATCTGAACAATAAACTGGCCATTGGTGACTTCGAGCTGCAGATCCCTTTGATTGATGCTTACAATGCTCTGATGAGTGACCGAATCACGGATAAAGAACAGTTTATCGATGCTATTCTAGCCATCTATGGCACTCTGCTGGCGGATGACAACATCGAAGAAAAAGATGAAAACGGCAGGACGATGAGTGGCGGCCAGGCGGCTATGCGAAAGCTCCATAAGGAAAAGCTGCTTGAAATGCCGGGTGATGGCTCGAAAGCGGAATATCTAACAAGAACATACGATGAAGCAGGTGTTGAGATATTGAAGAAAGCTATTGAACAGGATATCCATAAGTTTTCTCATATTCCATGTATGACAGATGAGAGTTTTGGCGGAAACGTCAGCGGTGTGGCTATGGAGTTCAAACTTCTGGGAATGGAAAATATCACGAAGATTAAGACGCGGTATTATAAGCGAGGTCTGAGGAAACGCCTGAGAATATTCGCGAACTTCCTTAATACCCGGTCGGGCATCCGCATTGATACAGCCGGTATTACGCCGGTGTTCACAAGAGCATTGCCGAAGAATCTTTTAGAGATTAGTCAATACGTATCTAATCTTTGGGGAAAGGTGAGCCGTCGAACACTGTTAGCTCAGGTGCCTTTTGTAGATGATGTCGATGAAGAAATCAAGATGATTGATGAGGAAAACGAAGAGAGCCTGAAGCGGCAGCAGGAGGCCTTCGGTATCGGCAGTAATATACCGCCAGACCAGTCACCGGATAAAAAGGATGTAGGCGATGGCGAGCAGTGATGAATATTGGAAAAACAGAGCTGCACAGGAAATGTATGAAGATATGGCCGAGGCTGAGGAAACCGCCGAGACGGTTGCTAAGGTATATCTAAAAGCTTCAAGATATATTGAAGGACAGCTCGAAGATATCTTTGATACATACAGACGCCGCCATGGTCTGAGCGCGTCGCAAGCTTATCTGCTTATCAGACGGATGAAGAATAAGAGCGATCTTGAGGAGCTTGTAAGGTTGCTTCAAAACTCTATAGATGCTGGTGACAAGAAAGAAAAAGAACGGCTGATAGCTGAGCTCGAATCGGCTGCCTATCGTGCCAGGATAGAACATTTTGCGAGACTTCAAAGCCAGATTGATGAAATGGTACAGAATGTCTACAAGCAGGAAAAAACAGCCAATCAGAAGCTGTACGAAAGTCTTGCACAGGACAGTTATTACCGTTCCATATTTGATATCCAACAGCGCTGCGGAGTTGGTTTTTCTTTCAATCACATTGACCCGAAGCAGATCGAACATGTTTTGTCTCGTCCGTGGTCAGGAAAGCATTATTCAAAACGGATATGGGACAACACGCAGGCTCTGGCTGAGCAGGTGCAAGAAGAGATTCTTTTGTCACTGATGACCGGCAAGACAGAACGTGAGGCGGCAGAAAGTGTAAATGCTGTCTTTGCAAAGGGCTCTGCGGTTGCAAGGCGCCTCATCAGAACAGAAAGCAATTATGTAACAACTGAGCTGAATTTTAAAGCGTATGAAGAAGCTGGTATTGAAGAATATCAGTATCTTGCCACACTTGACTTGAAAACATCCGAAATCTGCAGAAGTCTTGATGGAAAGATATTCAAAGTCAGCGAACATCAGGTGGGTGTGAATTGTCCACCAATGCATCCGTGGTGTCGTTCGACAACGATATCAGTTGTAGACAGGGCTTACATATCGAAAATGAAACGATCTGCAATAGATCCGGCAACCGGTGAGAAGATACTGGTGCCAAGAAGCATGAATTATGCTGAATGGTACGCAAAATATGTTGAGGGGCGAGAAAACGCAACTGCTAAGCCGGAAAAAGCACAAACTGTACAAGAAAATGTACCGAATTCACATTTTTTCGGAAAACCATTAGATATAACGGCAGACTGGAAAAATAAAACTAGGAATGCCGGAAGCGTTTCTGATCTGATGGAGTACACAGTGGATGGAAAATTGTATCAGGTGGATAATGATAAGATAACACTTAACTATTCTGGACATGAAAAGCAAATTGCAGAAGTTATTGCTCGAAAAGCCGGAAAACAAGTTCAAATGGTTCCAAAAATCAATTATACGCAAGGCATACAAACACCGGATTATCTGATCAATGGTGCAAGATTTGATTTAAAAACACCAGAAGGCAATGGCAAAAACACTTTATATGGAATGGTAAAATCAAAAAAGAGACAAGCGAATAACTTTGTGATTTGCGCAGATAAAACGCCACTTGAGCTGAACGAATTGATACGCCAGATAGAAGACATTTATTTGTCGAAACATACAGCGTTTGTGGATAATATTGTTTTAGTGAAAGACATGGAAATAGTAAAGGTTTATAAGAGAAATAAATAAGAGTTGTCTTCGCTCCCGGCAACTCTGCAAAAGCAGAGGCAAGAGGGGGGAACAAAACAACTCTTAACTTATAATTATTTTACTATACTACGTGTGATTTTTCAAGAAAGAGAGGTAAAAAAACATGATTATTACTGGAATGGCACATTTTCAAAGTGTTGCACGGAAGAAACTTGTTGAATGGTACCGCAAGAACAAACCGGGGGTTCAGATTAATCTCGGAAATGTATTTGTAGTATGGTCCTGTAAGACGCTGCAGAACTATAAATGCCTGGTATCCACTACAGTAAGTGGAGATGGTATCTATGCTGAGTACACCTACAACGGTGATAAGCAGGAGCTTTATGAGGATGTATACGGTAAAATAACCAATACATGTCACACAGAAGAATAGGGGGCACAGAAAAAATATGGAAGACTATGTAGAAGTGGATGAAAAGAAATGCGATGAAGTACATAATTGTATGTGTACTAAAGAAGTTGGTGAAAAAACATATTGTCGTGGATGTGGAAACATTCAGCCAAAACAGGAGGTGTAAATCAGTATGAAGAAATTATTTATCAGCCAGCCGATGCGCGGCAAATCAGATGAAGATATCCTGGAAGAACGTCAGAAAGCAATCGAGGCAGCAGAAAAGGTGATTGGCGAACCGGTAGAAGTAATTGATTCCTTCTTTGAGAAAGCGCCGGTCAATGCGAAGCCGTTATGGTTCTTAGGAAAATCTTTGGAACTTCTGGCAGATGCTGATGTGGCTTATTTTGCTCCGGGTTGGGAAGATGCGAGAGGATGCAAGATTGAGCATACATGTGCTGTTGAATACGATATCAATCGGATTGAACCATAGAAAGGCGGTGATCCATTCATCTCCCACCGGCAGGGAACGGCCGGAACGAAAGGATGTGGTGAACGTTGATTGATGTAACGGTAAGAAAAGACCGATTGACTGTGTCTGGCCATGCTAATTATGCTACCAAAGGTGAAGACGTTGTCTGCGCAGCCGTGACGATTCTGTCTCTAACAACGCTCCAATCGCTTGTGGATTTAACAAAGGATGAAATTGAATACGATGTGCAACCTGGGTGGGTTGATGCAAGATATAAGGATTTATCAGAAAAGGCAAGAGCTTTGATAGATTCTTTTTTTATTGGCGTTTGCATGGTAGATGAGATTCAGCCGGGGTATATCCGGATATTGTAACGATGTGACCGAAATGTCGTTAAACTAAAAGCTTAAAGCAATGGCCTGGGCTTAACTGAATGGGCTGGGGCGGAAAGGATAGAACATGAAAAAAATTTTTCCAATGACATTACAGTTGTTTGCAGAAGGAGACGGTGACGGAGCCGGAGGCGGAAACGTCAGTGGAGCTGGTGCAAGTGGCGAGGGTACAAACAATGAACCGCTGTCTTTTGATGGCTTTCTTGCGCAGGAAGGCAATCAGGCAGAATTTGACCGTCGTGTTCAGAAGGCAATTGATACGGCGGTGAGTAATGCACAGCAGAAGTGGCAGGCGCTGGCAGATGACAAGCTTTCAGAGGCCGAAAAGCTGGCGAAAATGAACAAAGAAGAGAAAGCAGCGTACATGCAACAGAAGAAAGAGAAAGAACTTTCAGACAGGGAATCGGCTGTGGCCAGAAAAGAATTGATGGCCGAAGCGAAAAATACACTGGCTGAAAAGAAACTGCCTGCAGGCTTGGCGGAAGTGTTAAATTACACGGATGCAGAGACGTGCAACAAATCTATTGCAGCAGTCGAAAAAACATTCCAGGCAGCTGTTGAGGCAGCTGTTCAGGAGCGTTTGAAAGGCGGCGAACCAATGAAAAAAGCACCTGAAAGTGATGCCGATAGCATGGAAAAACAGGTTGAAGCGCTGATTATGGGGCGTATGTAAGAAAGGAGACTAAAACATGGCAATTAATACATTAGCAACAGCAACATTGTTTCAGAAAACACTTGATAAGGCCGCTGTACAGGATGCAGTGACAGGATGGATGGAAGGTAACGCCGGACAGGTTATCTATAACGGCGGCGCAGAGGTCAAGATTCCAAAGTTGAGTGTACAGGGTCTTGCAGATTACGATAGAGATGAAGGATATGTACAGGGTGCCGTTACTCTGGAATATGAAACAAGAAAAATGACACAGGACAGAGGTCGTAAATTCCAGCTGGATTCCATGGATGTAAATGAGACCAACTTTGTGGCAACAGCAGCATCTGTTATGGGCGAATTTCAGAGAATGTATGTTGTTCCTGAGATTGATGCGTATCGTCTCTCTAAGATTGCTTCAGAGGTAATTAAAGCAGCAAAAGCGGGTATGACAGAGTATGGCTATACACCGGGAGCAGCGAGCACATCCGCTCTTAGAAAAATCAAAGAAGGCATCAAAGCAGTAAGAAGCAATGGTTATAATGGTCCGCTGGTTGTACACGCAACACCAGATTTCATCCTGGAGCTTGAGCTTGAGCTGGCTGGTAAGATTACATCCGTGACCTTCTCTAAGGGTGGCATTGATACAATTGTACCAGCTGTAGACGGCGTGCCTATTGTATCTACACCGTCCAATCGTATGTACACAGCCATTACAGTTTATGATGGCAAGAGCTCTGACCAGAAGGCAGGCGGCTATACAAAAGGTACAACAGGAAAAGATATTAACTTCTTAGTTATGCCAAGAACCACGCCACTGGCTATTTCCAAGCAGGACAAGATGCGAATCTTTGACCCGAATACTTACCAGAAAGCAGACGCATGGAGCATGGACTACAGAAGATTTCACGATCTGTGGATCCTTGATAACAAGCTGGACAGCATTTTCATGAGCATCAAAGATGCGCAGTAATGGGTGGTCATTATGAGAATGGTCAAAAACAATATTGAACGTATCGCGGAGACGCTGGATGCTGTTGAATGTCTGAAAGCAAAAGGATATACAGAAGTCGAGCCTGTCGAAATGGTGTCGGGAACGAAGGAACCAATTGATTTATCAGACATGGATACAACACACCTTCGGGCTTTAGCGAAAGAGAAGGGATTATCCGGGTACTCGAGTCTTACAAAGACTGAACTTTTGGATGCGCTAAAGGATGTGGTCTGATTTGACAGAGCTTGAAAAGTTAAAAAAGCTGACGGGAGAGAGTGACGAAGAGTTGCTCTCTCTTCTACTTGAAGAGGCAGAATCCTATGTCCTGGCATATACAAACCGGACAAAGCTGCCGGACGTTCTGAAAAAGCCGGTACTTGACTTGGCTGTAATGGCATTGAATCGGATGGGGACCGAGGGGGAGAATAGCCGTAATGACGGTGGTTCTTCTTATTCTTTCGACAATGCACCGCAGTCTATCTACAGTATTTTGAACAGATACCGTCTTGCGAGGGTGGGTGGCCATGCGTTTGAAAAGAAGTGAGCTTAAAGAAATCCATATCAAAAAGAGAATTGTCGAGAAAGATTCTGAGGGTGGACGTTATGAAACCTTTTCAGATGCTGGTACAGCAAAAGCAATTGTCTGGCCTGCTTCCGGCAAGACACAGGTAGAAATGTATGGTGAACGGTTGAATTATATCATCAATCTTGAGATAGACGGTCGGTATCAGATTCAGACGGAAGACGGAGCGATGACGTATGTTCTTGAAAATGGCTTAGCTATCCGAGAAAAAGATGGGATTTCTTTGCACGGCAGTAAACAACAAGAATATCAGATTATTGCTGTCCGACCAGCGGGACATTTGAGAATGGAGGCAGAGAGGATTGTCAATAGAAGGGCTTGAACGGTTTACAGCTAAACTAGGAAGACTTGAAGATGTGGATATTCGTATTCCGACCAGTAAAGCGATAGCACTTGTGCAAGAGGCAGCGAAGAGCAGTGTGCGTGTAAGAACAAGTGAGCTAAGAGGCTCCATCTACATAGATGTAAGGGGCAATGAACTGGATGCACGCAGCACCTGCTTTACAAACAAGAGCCATGCGGGCTATGTTGAGTTTGGTACAGGTCCGAACGGACAGGCTAATCATCAGGGAATATCTCCGAATATTCCAGTTGCTTACCGTCAGACAGGATGGATGATGCCGGCCAGTGCTATGTCCGAGGAGGAAGCAAGAGAATACGGTTTCGGCATTGCCAAGGATAAGGAAGGTAAAGTCATCGGATATTACACCAAAGGTCAGCCGGCAAGACCTTTTCTGTATCCTGCTATGGCTGACAATGTAGAGGAAATTATCGATATCTATAAAAAATATGTCAAAGAAAAGATAGGAGAAGTGCAATGATCAATGTAAAAGATCAGGTGTATGCAGCGTTATTAGAAAAGCTGAATAACGTGTCAGATTCTTATCCAAAAGATTGGGCAGTCCTTCCGGCCGTTCAGTATATGGAAGAAGATAACAAGGTTTATGAATTTACTGACAAAGAGGAAAAGTCTTTCTGTCGGTATCGCATTGATATCTGGGATAACAAGAGCACATCAAGGGCAGCACTTGCCGTCGACGAGGCTTTGGCCGGATTAGGCCTTAAAAGGACACAGTGCATGGATGTGGATGACCCGAGCGGTTTAAAACATAAGATCATGCGCTATGAGGTAATTATTGACAACGAAACACAGATGACATTTTTCGAATAGGAGGCAAAGAGAATATGTTAGTTAATGGTGCGAAATTAGGCTATAAAAAGAAGACAGACGCTGAAGGAGAATACACAGATCTTCCAGGATTGAAAGAGGTTCCAGATATTGGTGTTGAACCGGAAAAGGTCGAAAACACCTGTTTGACGGATAAAAACAAACAGTACGAAAATGGCATTGGCGACTTGGGTGATATGAAGTATAAGTTCAAATACGATAATTCAAAGGTCGACAGTCCATATCGTGTATTAAGAAAAGCAGCAGATAATGGAGATGTTCTGTCTTTCAAGGAAACTTTAAAAGACGGGACAACTATTGCATATGATGCGCAGCCATCTGTGAAGATGACCGGCGGCGGTGTGAATGGCGTTGTAGAATTTGAACTGACTGTGGCTGTACAGAGTGACCTCACTTACACAGATCCATCATAATTAGGAGTGCGAAAAAAATGAGTGTATTTGGATTAGACGAAGAGATTACGGAAGAAAAAAACGAGGAAAAGGTTGTTGAATTTGAAAAGCCAAAGAAAAGACCTTTTTATGTATGGGAAATCGGCGGTGAAAGTTACAGATTAAAGTTGGACTCGGCCGCCGTCTGCCGTCTGGAAGAAAAATTCGGACAGAATCTGTTAAATGTCATTTCAATGAATGGTATTCCGGCACTGGGCGTTATGCTGACAATTGTCCAGAGTGCTACTGTGAAATACCAGCACAGCCTGACCTTTGAAAAGGTTCAGAAACTGTATGACAGATATGTTGAAGAGGGTGGCGACCAGATGAAGCTGTATACGAATGTCATTATGGGTATTATGGCGGTATCTGGTTTTTTTACAGCAGAGCAAGCAGAGGCAATGGAGGACAAGTTGGAAGCAGCGACTCAGCAGATGCTGTAACACTTACGGAGATCATTGAAAATATGTATGAAGATGCCCTAGATTGCGGTATAAGTCCTGCCGCTTTCTGGGGCAATTCTATTGCTGAAAATCTGGATATTATGGCGAGTTACCAGCGAAATCAGCGCCGCAGGCGTAAAGATGCCATTATGGATTGCTTTTTGCTGGCCAGGATCACAGCCGAGCAGCATCCGATGGCAGAAAAGGAAAATCTTACAATGCCGTGGGATGTATATCCAACATTGTTTGCGGATGAAAAAGCAGACTTTGAAAAAGAAAAAGAAGCGGCTGAGCTGGAAAATTATAAAGCAGCTTGGCGACAGAGAGTAAAGAAATTTAATGCACAAAGACATAAAGGGGAGGAGGTGGATACTTGAAAGAACTTGAAACATTGAAAGTTGTTATCGATGCAGTGATTCGGCCGTATAAAGAAAAAATGAATGCTATTAAGAAGGAAACATCTGACGCAATGAAACATGTAGATGCATCTACTCAGAAAGGCTCAAAGAGTATGCAAAATCTTAATGGCCCGGCAAAAAAAGTGATTGATTCTATCCGGAGCATGAATGCCGAAATCAGAAAAATGAGTAATGATGCCAGTGTCGAGGCAGGTATAAAAAAATATTCGGATAGTTATCTGAATTTGCAGCAAGCTATCAAGGATACGGAAAGGCAAATTGATATTCTGAATAAAAAACAGGCCTCTATGCCTGACACTAAGCGCTTCAAACCTTCTGAGGATTACCTTGCGGCACAGAATCAGTACGAATCCGCATTGAAGCGAATCGATGAGCTGTCACAGCAAAAACAAATGTATGATGACATCGGCATTCCAAATAACGACGGCGTATATCAAAAGCTTGTGGAACAGCTCGAAGAAGTCAGAAACGAGGCAAAATATGTCAAAGGCGAACTTGACGAAATGGTCAGTGATGGTTCGAGTCAGGTGGAAACAGATGCATGGAAAGGCCTCTCTAATCAGATTCAAGAGGCAAGGTCGAAGCTTCAGATGTACAACGGGGAGAAAATGCAGATGGAGTCCAGCGGTGCAAATGTGAGCCCTGTGGTAAAAGGCTTGAGCTCCGGAAGTATGATTGGATCCGCAGGAGTCACAGCGAAGACAGCAGCTTCTGTTGCGGTTTCTGCTTTAAAACAGATTAGAACCCAAGTGGCCGAAACAATTCAGAGCATTCCGGTTATCGGCCGCGTATTGACAGAAAGTGCTTATCTTGGCAGAAAAGGATTATCACTTCTTTCGTTTGCGCTGAAAGGCATAGGCACCGGCATCGTAAAAGCCGGTGGTGCAGCTGCTTCAATGATTCAAAAGTTTGCTTCCGGCATTCCCGTCTTAAACAGATTTACGGGGGCTGCAAGACGAACTGGTCAGCAGGGCGGTATTCTGAGCAGGGCATTAAGCACGCTTGGCATGACGGCCCGCTTTATGGTGGCAAGTTTCTTAATCACCGGTGTATTTAACGGCGTGAAAGACGGAATGAACAACCTTGCCGGTTATTCAAATGCAACAAATCAAAGCCTGTCACTGCTGGTATCACAGCTTAATCAGCTTAAAAATGCATTGGCAACAGCTTTTTCACCAATTCTGGAAGCTGTAACACCGATGCTCAGTCAGTTGATTGATTATGTTCTTGCGGCAGTCAATGCACTAGCACAGCTTTTTGCGGCCATCACTGGAAAGAGTAGTTACACGGTTGCCAAGAGAGTCAGCACAGATTATGCGGCCAGTCTTGGTAAAACGGCTTCTTCAGCAGACAAGGCCAACACGGCGGCGGAAAAATTAAAGCGTACATTGCTTGGTTTTGATGAAGTCAATAAGCTGGATGATGACGATTCTTCCGGAGGTGGTGGTTCCGGTGGAGGTGGAGGCGGCGGTACCGGAGTAGGTGCCGGCAATATGTTTACTACCGAGACTATAGACACAGGTATTGCAGACTTCGCAAAAATGGTCAAAGAAGCCTGGGAAAAGGCCGATTTTACAGAAATCGGCGAAATCTTCGGCCGAAAATTAAATGAGGCGCTTGGGAATATCCCATGGGAGAAGATTAAAGAAACATCTAGGAAAATTGCAAAAAGTATAGCAACATTCTTAAACGGCTTCATTGCCGCAACAGACTGGGAACTGGTCGGTAAGACTTTTGCCGAAGGGATTAATACAGTTATCGAATTTGCATACACCTTTGTAGAAACATTTGATTGGGCTGAATTTGGCCAGGCTATTGCAGATGCTATCGATGGTTTTATAAAAAATCTTGACTGGACCAAAGCAGGACAGACATTGTCTGATGGGTTTAAAGGAATTTTTTCAACGATTAATACCGCACTCGAGCAGACTGACTGGAACGCTGTAGGTGAGGGCATTGGAACATTCTTAACTAATATCGATTGGGTGGGCTGTTTGGCTGCAGTCGGTACAGCCATTTGTAACGCAATTATTGCTGTAATTAAATTAGCTGAAGGTCTCGTTGATGCAATCTTATCCGGGTTAAAGAAAGTCGATTGGAAGAAAGTAGCTAAAGAAGTATGGAAGCTCTTTTTGAAGGGATTGGAAACTGTTGATACAGTGATCACAGCCACAGTATTCTTTGTAAAAGAAGCAGGCCAGACACTTGCTGGTTTGATTGGTACAACATTGACTGTTACTGTAACGTTTGTCAAGAAAATTGGCCAGACGCTCGCGAGGCTGATCGGAAATGCGCTTACAGCAGTTGTAACATTTGTTAAGAAAACAGGCCAGACACTTG